ATGCGCCTGGTTGGCAGTTTCACCTCGCTCACTACGTTGATAGCAGCCACGTTTGGCAAGCACCTAACGGCACTGCTTATGTCGTTGGATATTTCAGCGGCCCAGACGGTCAAAGAACGCCTGACTTCCCTCAGGCCATCATGGACAATCGCAACAACGCGATTCCTTTTGACAAGGTCAGCGCACGCGATTTGACTGACAGCCATCGTCGCTGTCTTTGCACAGCAGCTGCAGCACAGTTTGGCCTTGGTTGGCAGCTTTGGGCGCGGGAAGAGGTTGAAAACCCACACCGCGAGGAAAAGAAAGCCAAGGCAACGCCAGCCATTGAAGGCGTTGCCAAGGACGATCAACCGCTGACAACAGAAGAGCGCAACATGCTCGTGGGTCTTATCGGCGAGATGAGCCCTGGCAAGCGCGAGGACTTCTGCAAGTCGTTCCGCTTTGCTTTCAAGCTAGGCGATAACGCTAAGGTCTCGTCTGCAATCACTAGCCGCAAGCATCAGGCTTGGATTCAGAAAAATGCCTGAGGACGACAAGAAACGCGAACAGCAAGCCAAGGCAGATGCGAACCGACGATCAGGGCACTTTCAAGTGCGCCTTGACAAGCAACTGTCTGCCCAGCTGCAGCACTACGCAGAGCAACGCCATCACGGCGTGATCAACTCTGCGCTGCAAACCATCATCTCTAAATTCTTCAACTGATGCCTGACTTCGCACCCGACGCCTTCAACATCTGGGGCAACTTCAACAAAGATCAAAAGAAAGACGGCCACTATTGGGCACTAATGGATGTGCCCGTGGCTGAGCTGCGCAAGCTTGTCGAATGGGTCAAGACTGCAGACCGCTGCGAGAACCTTAAAGGCGAGGAGTGCGTCAAGCTGCGCGCCAACCTGATGCCTCGCACTGCCAAGGAAAGCGGCAATGAGTATTTTCTGATGGCTCTCAGCGATGCCAAGCCCCGCCCAGCTGACACGTCAACCGCTGACTTTTAAGCTTGTGACGAACGAGAGACTAGGAGCGCCGCCGCGCTCCTTTTTTATGAAGCCAACCATCAAGCAGGTCAACGAAAACGGGACCTTGCTTTGGGAAGTCTGCTCTGCAGGCATGGTTCGCAGATTCCGGTTTGATTGGCAGGCCAACTTTCACTACGAGGCCGCCGTCAGGCTCTACAGGTCAAGGATCACCGGCAAGCACGGTTAATCCCAGCAAGCCAGCTTGGCGTCCAGCTCTCCTATGCGTGTGACTGCCTGGCTGAGCAGCTTGCCTTGATGCCAGCTCTGTCGGACGAGACCAGCGCAAAGCTGTTTTAACGCCTCCTCGTCTTCGCAGCTGTAGACCTCTCTAACGCTGCGTTCAACCTCAAGCTCCTCCTCAAGGCTTTGGTTGATGACCATCCAGTCAGCCCAGCCCATAGCCTTGAGGATTCTTATCAAGTCATGCCACGGAAGGCATGACTGTCAAGTGGTTGTTGTAATGGCCTGTCTCGCGATAGCTGCGCAGCGGTGGGGTCATTCTGTGAAACACCATCTGCCCGACCTTCAGCCCTGGATACAAAGGCAGCGGGTGATGCAGCCGCTCGTTTTTCAACTCAAGAGTTAGCCGCGATCCGTGCCAGCCTGGGTCGCACCAGCCAGCAAGCAGGTGATTAAGACCAGATCGTGCGCGGCTTGACTTGAGTACAAATTGGCAGCTGATGTCGTCGGGGATGTTAAACAGCTCAAGTGTTTCAGCCAAGCAAAATTCACCCGGCTGCAGCAGGAACGGGTCATCCTCTGTTCTGTCTGAGATATCAATCCGCAGCAGCTCAGGGTCACAGATGTTCTCAACCATCAGGTAGAGACCCAGGCGCAAATCCAAGCTGGCTGGGTTCAGCAACTCTGCGTCAAACGGGACGACCATCTGGCTTTTTTGACACCGAGCCTTGATCTCCCAGTCACACAGAACCGTCATTCGCTGCTTTTAAGTGCAACCTATTGTGCCTCGACAAATATCGCCCAGCCGCTCCTAGGCCCACGGTCTTGCCAACGTTGATGAAATGCAGCCTGCCGCACGCTGACGCGATAGCCAGAAAGCGCAGGGTTGTGGCCACCCTCCTCAATGTTTGGCAGCCCAGCCGGGTCAGTCATAAGCCAGCTCGGGTCTGAGGAATATCGCGATTGATAGCCGTGCAGGACCGACCAGTGGCCGCAACTCTCATGACCGCACATTGGCGGCTCCCCCCGCAGCATGTTGCCTTGATGTAACCAGCCGACCAAGACAGGAATGCCAGCGTCGATGGCCTCCATCACGTCTTCTGCGTCAGCGTTATCAACAAAGCGGACCTGTAGGTCCAAGCTCGTCAACGCCTCGACGTGAGCAAAGACAGAGGTGGTGTCGCCGTATTTGTCCCTAATCCGCTCGTACTCCTCCTGAGTGGCGACCTTTTTGTAATAGGCAGCGACCATGGCCGCGGCCGACGTGAAGCATTTGCGTTCGCCGCCGGGCAGATCTAGCTGTCGAAAGTATCGAGGCACATAAACCTCCTGGTCAATACCACTGGCCTTCCACGCCTGAAACCAGGCAGCATCCTCGGACAATAATTCTGGGGGCATAGCATCCTCCAGCTGCTTGATGGCAGCCATGCGATGCGGCACGTCTGGTTTGTACCACTCAAAAAACGGCAGCAACGCGAGGCCCATGGCGATAACCAAGAGGGTCACTTGGATGATGCCGGACACGGTCTAGTGGTCAACTCTGGTGTCAGGTAAAAGCATTTCACGCACATGCTTTACGGCAAGGTCGTCCAAGTCGTTGTCGGTTTGAGAAACGATCCGCTCTAACATCGCCACAATCAATTCTTTGAATGCCCGTGATTTCCACGCGGTCATCAGGATTGGCTTGAGGATTAAAAGCATTGGGCTACATCCAACAGCACCAATACGTTAGTGCCTATCTGTATGACCCTCAAGTCGCGCCACTGAACGCTCTAGTTCGTTCAATCTGGCGAAGACTTCCATATCTTTTGTTTTGATGTCGTTGTGCAAAATATCCAGACGGCCAGCAAGGTTATCGACAGCAGCAGTCAGTCGGATCAATGAGTCCTGACCTTGACGGCTTTGACGGCTAATCCCTGAAGCGCCCAGACCAGCCACTGTGATTGACGCGCCAGCAACGGCGGCCCAGACTTCAACCATGACCCGCCCCTAACACTTGCTCAATCATGGCAGAGACTAAGGAAACGAAGTCAGAGGAGCAGGAAGACCACAGCAATGGATGGCTTGGCGACTTTGTTCGCCTGACCATCATGATCTGGGCTATGGGCGTGATCACAGCCAATTATCTAGGCATGTTCAAGCAGTCGATAGATGTAACTTTCAGCGCATCCTTGCTGAGTTCAACTGCTGCTAGCTATGGCCTCTCTGTGGGTCGCAACGGTCAGAAGAAGAAAGAGGAGAAGAGCGTTATCGTTGAGAACAAAGATTCCAAAGCCGGCATCAAATGAACCGCTCACTTTTGGTATTGGGCATCACATTGGCAGCCGCTTTGCCTGCTCGTGCTGATTTAACCCACAAAATTCAAAGCTCAGTACAACTGGAGGTTGGCGGTGCTTCTACTCGCGCTGTTCGCGTTGGAAACAGCTACAGCATCAGCGGCTCTGGAGTTTCAACTACCGACGGGAACACTGCTGGCGTTGTTGGTGGTCTGGGTGCTCACACTGCGGGCGTTGGTGCGTTGACCACTGTTACCGCCTCACAAGCAACCAGCGGTAACTCCTTCAGCTTTGCCAACAGCTACACCATCGGAGACACCATTCCGACCTCCGCTCCAACAGTCGGTGCAGTTCCTGCTTTTGGTGATGTCACCTCTACTGCTGCTGGAACGGCTGGCACTCTGGCTGGCACCATCACAACTGCAGGTGCTGTGACCGTGACTGCCGGTGGAGCTAACACCAGTGCAATCGGTCAGGTCATCAGTGAGCTAACGACACGGTGAAACGGCTGATCATTCTGCTGCTGTTGCCATCGTCGGCAATGGCCGTTCCAGTCGTGCCTAACTTCAGCCAGGGCATCGTGTCGTCTCACACTGAGTCCAAGACGATTGTCAAGGAGTCGATCGTCTCGGAGTCCTATCGCAGCGGTTTTGAGTACACAGTCAGCGGGACAGGTGTTGAACCAACAAGCGGCATTGTTAGCCCATCAATCAGCGGCAACAAGATCAACCTCTCTAGCCGCTCCAGCTGGAAACAGTCAGTTCCAGGTGCTGCATTTCAGTTCGTCGAGACCCTCAACACGCCTGGCTTGATCGAAAAGGTCATCATCGACCGCGAGACAATCACCGAAACAGTCATCGACTCCACCAGCACGTTTAGCCAATGAGAGCGACAGCTTCTGCTCTGCTGCTCAGCCTGCTTTACACCGCCCCGGCAGCAGCACAAGTCAGTGCAACAGCAGCGCCCGTCAGTAATAGCAGTGGTTCAGTGGTTAATCAGGCCGTGCAGGTGACGCCTTCAGCGCAGCATCGTTACCTTTACGGGTCAGGCATCCAATGCGATGGAGCAACGCTAAACATCTCGCCCTTTGTTTCGTCTACGCATTCTTTTGGCAATCCAGACAATCAGTATTATCAAGAGCCGGTCTATGACAATAGCGACAACTTTGGCCTGATTGACCCAGAGACGGGACTAGACGGACCCGATGGCATCCCAGACAACCCTGGCAAGGTCCTGTTTTACAAGCCGCAAAGGACAGGTTACAGGCAAAACTTCAGCAATAACTTTGGCGTCACAGCCACCATCTCAGTGCCTTTGGACCGCAGGGCTCTAAACCAATGCCTAAAAGCGGCGGAATCCCAAAACTCTTTGTACCAACAGGCGCTAGCTGACAAGCGCCTTAACTACGAGATGGGCAGGCTTAAGGCTTGCTCTGAGGCCATAAAGGGTGGCTACGGCTTTGCCAAGACCTCGCCGTTTTATTCCATCTGCGCTGATGTCGTCCTCAAGCCCGTTCCCGTCCAAGATCACACGCACCAAATCATTTACCCAGAGCCCGCCTCAGATCGCGAATGGCTTGATTCCGGTGACGCTGAATCACCCGCCGCTGCTGTAAAGATTCCGGTTTTACCTTACGGCCAAGCTTCTGATTGACCTTCTTCACTACCTTCTTAGTTAGAGGCTTGGCCAGCTTCTGCAGCACTGACGCGATGGGCTTAGCAAAAATCGCCACAGTCGTTGCAAAAGCAGCAGTCAACGCAATCGACACCGTTGGCCCAGCGTCAGGCACATAGTTATTGATGACCTGCCTAACAGGCACAGGATCCCAAAGCTTTACGCACTTGCCCTCTTGCAGCTCATAACCGGCAAGGACCTTTGTCCCTAATTTGTTAAACGATCCGATTTCTTTTGCTCCAAAGGGTGGGCACGGTGGATCCTTGGGCACCCTTGGGGTGTCGGTGATGCCGTCCGACGCTTGAGGGGATGCAACCTGGGCCGGAGCCGCCGACTCCGGCTTTTTTATGTCTGCCTTTGGTGGCTCTACCCAAGTGAAGTCACGCGGTCTGTAGTCAGGCGCTTCAAAGATCGGAACGGCTCCGGTGCACAAAGTCACGTTCCCGCGGGGATCTTCCTCAAACGTTTCTGTTCCACTCCCGACAGCAATCCTGGCCCGGACACAGCCAGGCATATCAATAACTGGGAACCGCGTAGACGTAACTGGCGGTGCTGCTGGTAAAACAGGTGGTGGTATCGGCTGACCGACAAAGATCATTGGCACGCCGATTGCATTCACTCCAATCTCAGGAATCTCCGGCATGAAGTCAGAACGGTTTACAGCAGGTAACGAACTTTGGATTGAAGTTACCAAGCACAGAGAAGGCCCGCCGCTCGTTTACGTCTGCAGGTCTGGCAAGAGTTCAATGCTGTTTACTGATCCGGCCAAGCTTCTTAAGTTTGTGCGTTGGCCTAAATCAACCCCTACAGGCCAAGCCCTGCGTGAATGGCTCGACCATTGGGATGCACCAGAACTTGAGCCGCAGGCTGAGACTAAAATGGTGACTTGATTGGCACAGCTGGACCCGTAGTTGTCGGCAGCTCTGGCATCGCCGCATCAATCTCACCTGGGATCATCTCGGTGACGTTGCCAGCCACACTCTCCAAAATCTTGCCCTTATAGCCCTCAATGATGGATGGCAGCTTGCTGTAGAGCACTGCCGTTCCAGCAACCATGCCTGCTGACATCACGAAAGATGCCACAGACATCACGTTGAAAAGCTTTTGCATAATCGCTCCAGAGAAAACAAAAGGCCCCCTCTCGGGAGCCCATTGCAGCAACGTGTGAGGAAGCTGTGCTTGTTATAGCTCAGAAGCTGTATTTAGCGCCAAGCTTCGTACCAATCGAAAGCTCATCGCCAGTCATGCCGCTCAGCTCTCCATAAATGGAAACCTTCTCGGATGCTTGGACTGAACCGCCGAACTTGCCAGCAAACTCAACCTCGTTTTCGGCACCGTTAGGCATCACCAGAGCTGGACCGCCTTGGATGTAATAGCTGTAGGCACCTGAAGAGCCTTCAAAGCCGACATCCAGATTGAGCGTTCCACCCAGATAATCGTCGCCGTAGGAACCACCGTTGAACTCAGGGTTCACATAAACGTCTGCGAGAGCAGGAGATGCCAGCGCAGCTGCTGAAACGGCGACACCACTCACAAGAAAAGCTTTGAGCATGGGAAAGAGAATTAACGTTTTCCCTGGCCACGGTATCGCTTCTTCCCTCGTTTGGGGCGACTGTTTGTGCCATTGCCCTGCTTTGTCCGTTTGGGTTTACCGACAACAAAGTTGTTGCCACTAAGTGACTTGGCCATCAGATCCCGTCAGTCGAATCCAAGTTCTGATACTTCAGGGCCAACCCAGTGAAAATTCCGTGTTGTGGATGTGAAATTTGGTCCCGGCCATCCAAAAAAAACAACTCCTCAAGCCACAAGACTCGGGACTTTTGCGCGGCGACATCAGAGGCCCCGTAGCTGGCGGAAATCATTGGATCAGGACGGTTCATCAGGCCAGGCAGTAGCAATGTTTGGGTTGGCGATCATGACGGGCCTGCCGTCAGCATCCACAACACCGTTGCCATCATCGTCGGTTTGCTGGATCTGTGCTGATCCGTAAAGCAGCTCTTTCAACGCTGCAACATCAGAGCAAGCGTCAATTTCACTCTGGCGCGTATTGCAGGCTGTACGCACTGCAGCGCGATACGTCATCCACGCAGAAGGGTATGCAGTCCGTGCATTTGCAAAGCTGCTGTTGACCTCCAGCTCTTTAACAACACGCCAATCAGAAGGGGCAAGCAGGCTGGCAGCAATCTCGTTCTGTTTTGCCTTCCACAGCGTCTTCAGTCCAGTCGTGACGTTGCCATCATCATCAGTAGCGTCATCAAGCTGCTTGGGGATCAGATTGTTGTCTGAGTCATAGCCCCAATAGAATTTCTCGTCCCAAGACTGCGGGTCAGCCTGTTCGGTGATCCCAATGGCTGCACGTTCCTCTGCAGACGCAAGACGCAACCAGTTGCTTGGGTACTGAATGCCCCGATGCTGGAACGCAACATCTAGGGCAAGTGTGCGACCCTCAAGAACGAACATGGGACTAGAACGATGAAGTGAGTTTAACGAGCAAGCCCGCCATTGGCCTGGAACGGGTTTTCAGCAAATGCGATGTAGACGTATTCCTGTGAAGCATTTGTGCTGATTTCCGTGCCTCTTAGTTTGAACCCGTTCGACAGAAAGTCGATATAATTTTTTGTCCCCTCAGAGCTAGTATCAATCTCTTCGCTGCTTGAACTAGGCTGCAGGTAAAGATTGACGGTGTTGTCGGGGTCTCTCGTAGAATCAACTAAGTACCACTTTGCGGTTCCGTTGGACCTCTTAATTAGAAGCCATGCCGGGCGAAAATTGGTTGATATGAAAGGACCATCAGTTGACCCGTTGCCGGTGTACGAACCAAACGCGCTATAGCCCTCCACGGGTGCCCAACAGAGGGCGATCATTTCATTGCCGCTATTATTAACAGTGCCGGAGCCACCAACACTAAACACTGACGATGTTGGTTCTGTAGAATTAAAAAACGAGCTAGTGCTAGCCCCATCAGTTGTGTTTAGCAGTAATTTTTTAGTCGCACCAACAGATTTATGGTAGAAAGCCCAATTAGTGCTATCGTCCCTATTTTTAATAATATACATACCTAAACTAGCGCCTAGCCCGTGGCCAATAGTTGCCGCAGCACTTGTTCCTGTCCAAGTGACAATAGAAAACCCAGACGCAATGTTGGCTCTTACACTGCTAGTAATTGAGCCGTCAGTGTTGCTTGCATTTGACGTTCCAGCGTCCCATGCCCAAACAACATACGGATCGTTGTTATAGTTACTGGACGAATTATTGCCAACGGTAAACCCATCAGAAGTAAATGCAGTTAAACCAGTTGACTGCGTTACTTCTGCGTCAGTGCCATTCGTGCGAAGCCGCTTTGTCGCACCTCTAACTTGATCATATAGTTGATGAGATCCACCTGCTAAACCACCCCTGGACTTAATCCAAACAAAATCTGGGCTAAATTCCAGACCACTTATTGTTTGCGTGCTGCCGTTGCCTGTATAAAGAGTGGTGTCAAAGTAATCCGAACCATCGGCAATCGTCGGGGTCGGGAGGTTCGTTGTGCAAAGTGCTTTGTAACCTGTAGGTGCCGCCGTATTGAAGGCACGCTGGCCTGCATTTAGAGCGTAAACTCCTGATGTAAATCCATTTATTATGGGAGTAAGAACCTTTGCGCTAGAAAGAGTTGCGGTAGGACTTGTGCCCGTAGAAGGGTTTCCTGAAATATAAGTGCCGTTTTTTGAAAACCAAATTTTATTATCTTTTACGGCGACACCAATAACGTCTCCATTACTTGTGTATGTTCCTTGAGACGAAATTGTTGATCCAAAATTGTATACAGTGCCTGAGGTTACATAACTGATGCCGTTGGGGTTGCCAGAGCTGCCTATCCAAGAACCATAATCAAGCCCTGCAACTGGGTAAGCAGTGTCATGAAGACCAATAGATGAACTGTCACCGTAGGTGAGTTGGGTAACTTCAAAATAAAAACCAGTAGAGGTGCTTGAGTCAAAACCTATCGTCCCTGCAGAAAAGCTAAAATAACTGCCACTGCTAGAACCTGTATGTTCTAAATTTCCATTCGCCAGCGAAGCAAAATTTAGTTGGCTGTCTAAAGGATTCCAAGTGCAGTAGTTCCCGCTGACTTCTCCCCCAGCCCCGGAGTCATCTGACGAATCGCCGTTCGTTGGCACGTCAAACAGAACGTCGTTGCCTGCGCTTGGATAAGGGGCATCGTCCGCTAGCAGCTCTCCATCAATCCTGATTGCCGAGATCCGTGCGTTGCCTTGTCCGTTTGTGTTGTCTAGATCAATACTTGTCAATGGCGATGAAATGCCAGTGACAGTAACTACTGACAAGCCACTAGAAAATTGAGACGTTACGTCTGTTCCGTTGACATTGATATTTGCGCCGTCATGCGCTCCTCTGATCGACAAAGTTGTAAACGGTATTGATGAAGGAGCTGTCCAAGTGGATTTAACGTTGCTGCCTCCAATCGTCAGGCCAGTGCCGGTCCCGTTAAAGCAATTTGTAGCCGGAAAGCCTGCGAGCAGGTTATTGCTCCACCCATTACTCCATGTTATAAGCGAAGCCTGAGAAATGTTATTTACGGTGAAATCATTTTCGTTGCCACTTGAGTCGTGGCCCACTGTGCTTTCTGACGCGAAGTCGAAAAGATGAAATCCGTTTGTTCCAAATGATCCGCTATAGGCTGCAGCTTGCCAAACGCCGTTATCATCAAACGCTCCAAATGATGTTGGCTCTAAAGCTGTACCATCAATTAGGTAGAAATCTGCAAGATACCCATTGAAAGGATCGCTAGTGTTATACGAGCGGCGGCCAATTACATGAGCTGCCGTTGTATTTACAAAAGTGTTTTGGCTTGATGGCATCAAAGTGCCACTTACAGACTGAAGAACACCGTTTACATAGATCTTAAAGCGATCAGCTTGTGTGCTGTTCCCGGTATCTGCTATCAAAACTAAGTGATACCATCCGGCGGGATCACGGAAGACAGCATCAGTCGTAATCTGAAAAACTGTGCTGCCAGACGCAACTACAAGCGCAAAAATCTTGTCAGAGCCGTTAAAACCAAAACCAAAACGACCTGGAGTGTTCCCAGCGCCTGCACCAAAAATGTGATTATCGTTTCCGGTCTTTTTTACCCACGTTGAAAGCGTCCAGGTCGTATTTGAACCTGCAGATGACGGGGTGCGATTAAGGTGCGCCGAATCTGCTGAATTGAACCGAACAGACTTGGTGATGTTTACAGCGGCAGCACCAGCAGCAGCAACTGCCAGCAGCGGGGAAGAAAGATTACCGGGAACTGTCATCAGGAAGCTGCCTTAACGTCCAGGTGTGCTGTGATCATAATCTTCTCGTCAGAGAGGACCGCGTACGCCAGCACATCTTTGCTACTTGCGGCAGTCGATAGCGTTGGCGCGGATCCGCCAACAAAGCGATAGTTCGACGAAAACGCGAGTGTTCTACTGCCCGTTCCATCTTGGATCACTTCGATAAATCCCGTCTGACCTGCAACAACATTTGTCGGGTTGCCAAGTGTCCTCGACCCACCGAGCGTCACCTTAAAGTTGTTGTTGTCATCCATATCCACAGCAATCGTTGCTGCATCCGTCAGCGTTGTAATCGCTCCACGAACACCACCCGTGACGGTTTGACCGTTCGTGGTTTCCGTAGCAAGCAGGAAAGAGGCAAAGCCAAGATTGCCGCTTGCGTCAGTCTTCAGTGCTTGGTTTGCTGTTCCATCAGCAGCAGGCAGTGTGAAGGTTGTGTTGCTGGAAACAGTGGCGGGGGCTTGAAGCGCGATGTAGTTGCTGCTATCCGAATCAGCAAAGCGCACATCAGACTGCGCATTCAGCGTGATGTCACCCGTGAAGGTCGCACCAGACAAGCCAGCCAGACCTTGGTTGGTCGAGACTGTGCCTAGCGTGATCCATCCGTCATTTGAGCCGTTCCTTATCTTTATGTCTGGGGGTGTAGCACTTGTATCGATCCAGATTTGATAGGCGTATTTCGTACCACTGGGCTCTGTTGAACCGCTGCTGCCACTGACAAGGCCCGCAAGGATAGTATTTAACTCGCTTCTAAAATTCGCGCCGCTTTGGTTGGCGAGAACCACGTCAGTGAATTGAGCCATTAGGGGATCTCCTTGCCGTGTCCGACGGCTTGATAATCGATGGTCCTATCCACGATTGTACCTCCGGAATTTTTCGTTGCGATAGTGAAGCCAGTCCGGCTGACGCTGGTCAACTCAAAGAAATCACCGCTCGCCATGTTTGTCGCCGTCACCGTGACGCTTGGCGTGCTGTAGAACGCAGACGGGAAGGTGATGGCCTTGGCACTTGTGCCAGTACTGATGTTGCGTTGCTGCTCTGTCCGGCGTTGCAGGCTGACCGTCACGCCAAGAGCTTCAATGATTGGATCCTGCGAAGTGTTGTCTGTAGCCAGCTCAATTTTGAACTGGAACCCTCTGCCACGTTTGGTTGAATTGACGAATGGCTCCCATGTGCCCCACGTTGGAGTGCCACTGGGATCGTCTGGCGTTGCCCGCACATAAAGCTCAGCGTCAGTTTCGTTAAAGTCGTCTGCGTCAATATCAGTCCAATCATCAATCAACTCAGTGCGTGCATCCCAGAAGTCGTCAGGGTTGATGTTGCGCAGCTCAAGATCAGCGAGCAGCTCAACGTCGTACTTTGCAGAAAGATCAAGAGTGTTGGCAAAGATGTAGCTGCCTGTTGACTCAACGCCGCCAAAGAAGTCAAGGTCGGTGACAGCGTCAAAATCGGTTATCTCATCAATCAAGCCCTTGCCACTAAGACTGATCCCGCCCTCAGTAACGCTATTAAAAGCTCTTTCAAACGTGCCAGTAAAGTTTGGATTTTCGGTGTAAGTCTGAACAACCTCTAGATCTTGCGGCTCAGGCAAATCAACTTGCACTGATGGGATGCCCGCTGCTGCCGAGTAGTTGCCAATCGAATCTTTTGCACGGATGAAGTATGTGCCTGACTTCAGAGGAACGATCTTGCGCGTGCTGCTGCCATTAACAGCAGGCACAATTTTTTGCGACTTGCTCCAGACAGCGTTTGCATCTGTATGGGGCGTGTGCCTGATCTCTACTGTGCCACCGATGCGCACATCAATGTCAGTGCTTTGCGGCCAATGAAGCTCAGCAGTATGAGCGTCAACCGGTGAGATATTTAGGCTGGCAATGTTCGCAGGAGGCGCTGTCTTTCCGACTGCCACAAAAGTATCGTTGGCAGCATTGCTCCCTCGGCGGGCGTAGTTTTCAGTTGTAATCTCAAACTCATAGGTGCCGTCAATCGTTCCTAGAATTTCGTATTCAGGCGACTTCGTGTATATGGTTGTGTAGTTGCCATTTTCAACGCGATACCGGAAACGATATTGGTACGCTTCTGGGACAGGCTGCCAGCTAACGATAATTTTTTGAGCAACTTGTCCGTTGTTCTCATACAAAAATTCTTGCGCTTGGATGTTGGTTGTTGCCGGTGGCGGCTCATTTAAGTTGGTGACATCACGAGCAGGAATTGATTGCTTGCGCTCAACGTGCGCGTACTTCTGCTGCAGATACGAAATGCCCGTAATTGCATAGGTTGCGCCGTCCTGCTCAGTAATCGTCAGGACGCGCCAAAGCGTCGGGCGCACATCGTCTGAGCTGATGACAAAAGGCGCACCAGGCTGCGGCGTCTCTGGTAACTCTGTTTCAAGAAAAATCAGATTACCAGAGCTGCTAGTAATTGGACTGCTGCCAAACGTTCCATCAGGCAACAGCACCCGAATGACAGGGTTCAGGTTGCTAACAGGAATGACTGTTTGAGTTGTGTCGTCGATCGAAATTTGCGTTGTTGTTGCAGTGTGAACCCGTCCACCCCGTCGTTCACCGCTAATCACCGGGTCATAGACCTGAATTACATCCCCAGGTCGCACTACTACTCCAGCGTCAGCCGTTGCCTCAAACGCAATCGTGTTGCCCTCGTTCTGTTCGGTGTAAAGCAGCCATTCACCTAGACGACGAGCCTGACCACGAGACGTGCAGGCAAAAGCTGAAATGCTGGTCTTGATGACGCCGTACTTAGAAATTGCATCGTCGTCTTCAACAAGCTCGTATTGGATGTCTCTTGCATCCAGATCCATGTACGCAACCTGCACGCAGGTATGGCGTGTTTTTAGGCTGCTGCCGCTGTAAGTAAAATTGCCATCAACAACATTGGCTGGGCTGAAGCAATAGCTGAAATCAGTTGGTCGATCTTGGGCAACCGCCAGCGAGCCAGCAGACCAAAACGGCATAGCGCGGAAAACCGAGCACATGTCGTTGATAAGCTTGTAAGCCTCTTCCTGCGTTTGGATGTTGACGTTGCAGGAGAAGCGCGGCTCAAACGTTCCGGTGCCGTCATCTAACCCGTGCTTGCCGGTTTGGGAGTTGTAATCATCAGTCGTGCCACTGCGACCATCTGTTAAGTAAGTGTTTCGCCCGCTGCAGTATTGAGACGCTTCAAAGAAAGCCCACTTGTCGAGCTTTGAGGTATCAATATGATCGCCAAATCCGTACCTACTGGATGTCAACAAATCCCACAAGATCCAAGCAGGATCTGAGGTCCATTGCGTTCCGCCGTAAGTGTTGCCACCATCTGTGCTTTGTGTAAACGTTCCATCCCAAGGCTCATCCTTGTAAATCAAACCGCCACGTCCGTTTGGGCCTAACGCAGGTCTAGCATTGCTTGGAATTTGAACCTTAATTCCACGGATGCGATAAGCACGTTGCGGAACAGAACCAAACTGTTCGGCAGGCAAAACAAGGCCAAACACAGCACTGTTGGGATAGCGCAGTTTTGAATATCTGATTTCTGAATAAGTTGACCAAGATATTTCGTCAACTCGTGTGGAGTTATCTGGATCACCTGTCCCAGCATCAGCAGTTTCTCTGACAACTCTTACCGCAACGCTGCTGCTGAATGACTGCGTAAAGTCAATAACAACTGCACGCTGATAAAGATCAGCAGTACGCCCTTTAAATTGCAAACGACTATCGCCGCTTGATAAGCCACCATTGGCTGTACTGAAGGCACCGCCGTCATAAGACAGCTCAACACGGAAATTGACTTGCGTGCCAGTGACGTCGCCGTTTGCCCTAAAAAACTGAAGCTGCGGCACCGAGAAAGTGATTCGCACTGCGTCAACAGTTGTGTCTGTAATCGTGCGGGTTACAGATGATGCAAAACTAACAACTGTGCCAACGCTGAAAATAGTTTCACTTAAGCGAAACCCTCTAATCCAATCTTGCGCCTGAGTTCCGTAGCGCAAATATGTAAAAATACCTTTGTAGTTAAAATCGCTGTCTGCAGGGTTCGTTACATCTGCGCCTTCCCTTAGCACAGGAACATTGTTGAAGAAAATATCTTTTAAGGCAGCATTGTTGTAAGAGGTTGTGCCTTTTGTGTAATTGCGAGCAGAAGGGAAACCCTCAATCTCACCTTCACTGATCAGCTCCAGCAGTCGCGCATATTGAACAGAATCGAGGTTGTCACGAGCAACGTTTGGGCCACCCGCCCCGCCAGCACTGCTTCCGCCGCCAGCACCTGCAATCAGCTTATAGTTTTCCATCTTTAATACTCGCTAGAGGAAGGATCGTCAGTCAGTATTGTGCTTGAAACCACAACGCTGCCGACTATTGTTTCCCCATAAACAATCGGCACGGGAACGCCTTGCCGTGCAACGTTTTGAATCCCGCTAAAGCTATAAGACTTGCGGGGATCCTGATCGCTACCAGCACCGGCATCGAATCTTGGTGTTGGCGTCAATAATTGGGCAACGCCACCAAGCACAAGAGATGCACCAATGCTTCCAATAAAAGGCGCTGCAGCAAAAGAACCTGCGCCAAGGCCAAAAGTTCCGATAGCTGCCCCTGCAGGCAGGAGGATTGCAGTGGCAATCAAAGCAGCTCCGAGCAAAATTCTTCCTGTACCTCCACTTGCACCAGCCATCACTGGCACAATCTTGATCTCTTCCTGAGCGCCAATCGGATTATGCAACTGCTCTGGCTCGTCACCGATCGCTAGTGCATTGTCAGAAACCAGCACTTTGTAATGCTTATCCGACATGTGACCGCGCACTTGCGGAAAATTAGCAATTAAAAATCGGACAGCCTCACCCGGTGTTGCAACGTCAGCTTGGAAAACACGCTGCTTCAGGAACTTTGCCAGCGAGCCATAGACCTTGATCTTGCGCAGCATCGTCATGTCCGGCTGATATGACGCAGGACACGGCCTGTGTTCTTCTGATAATAGCCTCCATAAACATCGCGACTACTGAGGCGACCTCTCACATGGTGAAGGAACAAACCATCTCCTAGGTAGACACCGACATGGTTTGCCCCAGGGGAGTTCATTGACATCAGCAACGCATCTCCCACCTTCAAGCCAGCAGCGGGGTCAATGGTCACAAAGCCTGTCTCCTCATAACAACCCTCAAACATCGGCTGCAAGTCAAACTCTTCTGGCGTTGCTGGTCGCTGCCAGTCCCGCAGCTTCAAGCCCCATTCCTGTTCATACCAATCGCGGACCAAGGTCCAACAGTCAGACACAATCCACAGCCATGGCCGCCCGATTAACGGAATCTCATACCCGCAAGGCTCGTAGCTGCCCCACGTTTCTGTGACTGGTTGGACAATGTGCCAAGGCAATCCTGACTTTTCTGCGGAGATCTTGTCCGCCTCGCTTGGCTGTGGCGGCGTATGTGGATGGCTGTGGACGATTGCAACAATTTCGCCAGCGTCCTCAGCATCTGCATAGTCCTCTGGATCGAGCAAGAAAAACTCATTACCAGAAATCAAGTTTTTGCAGGCCCAGTACCGTTTACGGCCCTTGATAACGACAAGCAAGCCGCAAGCCTCTCGGGGCATCTCTGCCTTTGCGTGCTGTAAAGCGGCTTCTTTCCAATCAATCACGAATAGGTCGTTCCAATCGAAGGGAAACTGCCGAAAGGAACGCCCGCATCATCGTTTGGAGGGAAACGCAGCTCACAGCTAGACAGACGCTTGCCGCAGTTGTCAGTGCCGTCATAGTCAGGATCTGTTGGCACTCGATCTTGAATGTCCGCTACTGCACCCCCTGAGTATCCGCACTCAGCACTGCGGTAAACCCACTGACAAAGGTTGGCGATACATTGCCGCTTTGGAGAACGAACACCAGCTAGGTCAAAGGCGCTGACTAGCTCAAATTCAACTACGTCACGGTTTTCAGTGACCTTGCGATCAACGTAGTAAATCTCACGCGGAGCCTCTGCTGTTGGATCAGGCGTGCCATGGGGGTTAGTGTCGTTCGGGAAGTTGACCGCATCGAGATAACGCGCCAGCGTGCGGATCCGCGTCAGCTTTGCACCGCAGAGATCGTTCGCAGGATTGCTTGCGTTGATGTCGATCATTATCAACGTCAGAAAACTGAACAGGTTGGACACCCGCACAGTGGGACGTGGGAGCTGACCATTACCTAGATATTCAAACCCGCTGATCTCAATCGGATAGCGCGTGTACTGGTTGCCGTTCCAGGTCACACCAGTGTTTGGCGTTTTGAGCGTCAGGCCAGCGTGAAAACGATATGTCGCATCAGATCCGTGCAATGCAGCAAACGTTTCCAGCTCATACAGGTCAATAATTGACGTTGGCGACAGCTCGGACAGCTCTTCCGCTACAGCACTGACCGCAAGCCAAACAACTGTGCCATCGGTGAGGCTTTGATTGCTTGTTGTCGCCCAAACAGGCTCATTACTACCGCTCGTGCCAGCAGTCGTGGCGCGAAAAACTAAGCCCGTTCCTGTGGTGGTAGTTGGACGGACGACATCGCCTACCGCGTAAGCGTTACTCGCCTGCCATGCGGAATAAGCCATTACGGTTCAAAAACTTGGCGAAACGTTGCACTGATATTTGCCAGATTCGCAGATGGCAAAGTTTTTGACCACTGGTCGCAACGCCATTTGTAGGTGTCTGATTCGTCTGGCGGGCTCCAGTCAAAGGCATCGCCATCATCCGCGCGAGCATCCAAAAACGCCTCAATGGTGTCGCTGTCAGTCTCTGAGATGTTTTCCCATGTCAAATTCCAAACCTTCGGATTCTGGTTGAGGCCAAAACGCAAAACCTGCTCATAGCCGTCGCCAAATTTGACAACACGATTAGTAGGCGCGCTCTCCTTTGTTGCGCCAAAATTTGCTTGGATGTCGGGGAAGGTAGCCATCAGCGGGTTAGAAGTCCTCCAGGTCGTTTTTGCTTGATCAACTCAGCCTGCACGGCGGCTCCAATCGCTCGACCTAACTGGTTGGCGGATTGTGAATCGCCTTGTGCAGATGTTCCCTTGGCGTCAACGTTCACAACAACGTTACCGACGCCACCGCCTGAAGTCTCAACACCAAGGCGACCACCACGGCCACGGCGCAAGGGCAGCACAGCTTCAGGCCCCGCCTCACCCATTAGCGACAATGTAGGCCGGCCGATGTAACCGCCCTTGGCGTAAGGCACGATGCCGTTTTGAGCGAACACATTGCCTTTGGCGCTTTCAAAGATACTGCCAACCAGTGAGCCGATGCCTGACCGCAGAAACATGCTGCCAAATGTGCTTAACAAGCCAGACAGCGACTCACCCAAAGTTTTAGTGCCGTCAATCAGCCCCTCAATCGCGCTGGTCATTTGATTAGCCAGCGTGTCTTTAACCTGATCAAGCGTGATCTTGTACTTGTCGGTTTTGTTGTTCAGGTCTTCCTGTTTTTGAATTCTGTCCTCAAGAGCAGCGTTGCCACGGATAATCCCTTCGACATGCGCAGCAAGCTCAGGGGTCAACCCCTTTGTCATTTTCTCAACTTGGATGTCAAGCTCAACCTGTTCCCGCTTGCCTTCCAACTGTGCATTAAGCAAACGATTTTGCTCTTTTAAACCATCGAGCATTTTTAGAACATCGCCAACCTTTCCAAGCCCTCTGCCAAGAGCCCCGGCGGTCTTGCTTTGACCTGCGCCCGTGCCTGTATCGCCTCCCTGCAACGTTACAGAATCAAGCCCTGCACCGCCGCCGCCATAGTTTGTTGGAGCCTCTATGCGACCTAGCAACAGGTCCATAACTTCTTTGTTGCCGGTATATCTTTCACCAGCGCCTGACATGTAATCACTAATTGCCTGACCTGCCTCACCAAAGCGGCCAAGGGTAACCGCACCGACAGCCGTTGCTGCAGCCTTGATAAGAGCAACTATTTCTGTGATGCCCATAATCGTCGCAGCAATTGAGACCCCAACAGCTCTAATAGAAATTTCTACTGCTTGGAAAAAACCAGTGAAGTCGTTCTCAGCGCTAAACATTGTCGAGAAGGCTTCGATTATTGAATTCAATGCAGGCAGCAAAGCATCCGCAAGTTGTGCCCTGAAGCCGTTAAATTGAATCTGCAACGTGGTTATCTTGTCGTTGAACATCTCTGCGTTTTGCGCAAAGTTCTCGCTGGTCTCGTAGTTAAAACGCTCAAGCGCCTCAGACCCACCGTTAAGCAAGGTGATTAGCTTTGACCCAGAACGGCCAAAAATGTCCATTGCAACAGCTGCTTTCGCAGGCCCATTGGGCAAGTCAGCAAACTTGTCGGCAATCTCACCCAGCAGTTGGTCAGAAGGCTTCAGGCTGCCATCTGCTTTTTTGACACTTAAGCCCAGCTTCCCGTAAGCCTCTGAATAGGTCGCGACACCATCAGCAGCTTCAGCCTGAGTACGCGCCAACGTGCGCAAACCTGTCTCAAGGTCGCTCTGGCTTACATCAGCCAATTTGCCTGCGTTGGCAAACGCCTGCAGCTTGTCAGCTGCAATGCCTGTTCTTGTGCTGAGCTTGCCAAAAGCATCAGCTGAATCAATCGCACCTTTGACAAAGGCGCTAAAGCCAGCGACAGCAGCAGCGGCAAACAACGCCTTAAAGGCATTGCCGACACCACGCACAGCCATGCCAAGGTTTTTGGCCTTGCCCTCAACCCCCTGCATGGAGTTGCCAAGGCGCTTGATATTGTTTTCGCCCTTGGTTTTGGCGTCGATTAACAGACCAAACTTGGCAGCCATTTACTTGCTCTCCTTATTCAGGATCTTGACTGCCGCAGCCTCCATGACCTGCAAATTCTCAAGCACGGTCGTGGGCTCCTCGACTTCGTAAAGTCTAAACACTGCGAGAACAGCTGTATAGTCCAGCCCGCAGACCCCTGCAGACGTTGTGCGCCATTGCGTCTGGCAACGCAAGAACATCTCAACAGCAGGCCAGTTGTCAGGCCACACCTCAAAATCCTTAGGCGCATCAGGCTCAGGGAGTGCCAAGCCAAACGCCTTGGCATCAGCCATCAGCTCTGACTTGTCATCAGGACCGCTGAATAGATACTCAACGGCCTCCTCTAGTTTTTTCTCTTGGCTCCCTGCTTGCTCTCCAGATAAGCGCCAGCAATCGCGCTTGCCATCATCGGCACATCAAGCAGCTCGTCACGCTTGGTGATGCTGTAAGGCAGCTCTTTGCCGTCCTCATCCTCAACGCCTGCCCAGCCTGTCATCACCTCACGGGCGATCTCAACGTCAGACAAGTTGCCTTCACCGCTCAGCTCAGCAATCTCCAGCAAACGGCTTTGCGTCAGATCTTTGAACTCAACATCAAAAGTGACCCGCTCGTGTTTGCCCCCATCAACAGGGACATCCACAGAAACGGGCCACTTGTAGGTGTTGGACTTTTTGAGGACGAATCCCATGAAAGGAATAATTCACCCCAAAACTAGCGCACTATGTAAGTGCCAGGCTGTACTCATCGTTGCCCGATGTTGTCGGGGTTGCTGTGTAGTCAAAGTTCAGCATCTGAACGCCATCAGAATCTGAGTAGCTAACAGCAGACAAATCAGTCTGAGGTGCGCTGAAGGTAAAGATGTTGCCAGCAGTTTGACCATGCTGGAACGTGTTGTTGCCAGTAGCAGAGCCAGTGATGGCAGTGAAGTAGTTCTTAGTTGCCATCGTGACAGCCTCAAGAACAATGCTTCCGCCAGGGCGACGATCCGTGATCAGCACTTCCTTGCTGCCACCAACCAGCTCGCGGTAGACGCTCTGATTGTTCTGATCGAAGCTGAACGACTGCACGGCACCGGCATAGCTAAACAGCTGCTGGCTAGTGGTGTTGCCGTTCTTAAACAGCACCGGCTTGGCTTGGTTCTGATACGTCGGCGTTGCGTTTGCAACGTCGGTGGGCTCGTTATAAATGCCAACCATCGTGAAGCTGATGGTCGGGATCGCGCCAAGCTCAGCGTTGATTGAAAATGAGCCGCGAGCGCCAGTCACTTTCTGGCGGACGCCATCTTGGAAGAAGTAGATGGTGACAGAGTCAAAGCTGCTGCTCACCGGTGCATAGGTGACAGAGGTGCTGGCAACGATTGTTTCGCTGTTGCCGCAAGCCTTAAGGAGCGGACCAAAAGCAGGAGCGGTGCCGGCTGTTCCAGAGCCAACCATCTCAACTTCAAAAGTCACTTCAACACGCTGGTTGGCGTGAAGCACTTCATAGTTGCCCATATAACCGCGAATCAGCTCACGCTCAACAGCGTCAGACTGAAAAGGGCTGATCTCAAGGCTGCGAACAAGCACCGCGTTTGCAGCACCTGTTGGTGTCGGATCAGTGCCGTAAGTTGACTCCTCTTTCGCCAACAGGAGGCGTTGACTTGTTCTAAGTGCCATTGGTCAAAACCTCAGTTGGAGACAGGAAGTTGACTATCAGAACCCATAATAGTCACGGGCCTTGAGTCAGGTCAGCGAGCCGGGTGCGGTAACGCACTAGATATTCAACACCAATCACACCAGCTGGCTGGTCAGCGTCAACCATCTCAAATGTTGTCGTTCCTGGCTGCACGTCGATTGCGTAACCGCCGAGCGTCAGGTCTGCCATAATTTTGCTGTGCAGACTCTCAACAATCGGATCCGCAACTTCATCAGGCTTGTCACCTCGCACGATCACGGAAACACGCACTGTGAGCGACCAGTCCAGCGTTGGCAGGCTGGTGTTCTGTTCAGGCGTATCGCTGATTGCTTCAACAACTAATGCAGGGCTCTCGCCACGCTGCAACGGCACCACACGGCTTCTATAGATGCGCGTTCCGACGTTGGTTGTGCCCGTCAGGCTGCTGACGATGTCATCCAGGATGTTCTCGCGTAGTGTCGTCATGATTAAGCACTCGCAACCTGAAACACGTTGCACACAACGCTAGGCCGTGTTGGTCGAGCGTAGGGGCTAGAAATTCCAGCGCCTGCCTTCAACGAAATGTTCGCGTCTGAGGGAGACCACATAATTTGGATGTAGTCGTTAGCGGCAAGCTTGAGCGTATGGTCAAGCAGCAAATTGTTAGCGCCTGGCACGCCACCGTGCTTTTCAATAACACTGGCTGTATTTGTCGTTAAAGGCAGGTTACCCGAAGCGCCTGCGTTGTTTTTTCTCAACCAAAAATGCGCGTCATGAATATGTGTGTCGTTATTTGAGAGCTGGAAATTGATTTCAAAAACGTAAACGCCTGGGTATTCAACCGTAAGCCTGCTGTCAGAAATAACCTTCACGCCATGGTTGTGTTCGTTCGCTTTGTTGAATGTGACCTCTGTAGGCGTGTCCGCAGTTGTCGTCTGGTCTACGTCGCTTGAAAACTCAGCCCAATATCCAGGGCTCCCGAAGTACTGGAGACTGTTCCAATCTTGAAGGCCATTGCCGATTTTCTGATTGCCAGTCTCTCGCTCAAGGCCGATCTCACCTGACAGCAGAACAGGATTCCTCGCTGCCCACCCTGCTCGACTGTCAACCTTTTGAATGGCCATCAGGTTTTCTGCAATGCGATCTCAACGAACTTGCCGTCACCTATACGGCGGTTTTCCCGCACGGTATAAGCGTCACCATCAACAGTGATCGCATCCCCTGCGGCCAAGGTGCCAAACGTCGAATAACGGGTGGTAAGGGAATAATCCGTTGTAAGGATCATTCCCCCAGCCACTACCTCGCCGGGCATGTCAAGGATTCCTTTGGCCGTTGTGGCGCCAGCCGTACAGCTGACGCCAAAGTCGGCCAAGTAAACATCAAGATCCTCGGCGATAGCCATGATCAGCCGTACTTCTTAGAACCGAGAGCAACGACGCTCACAGCGCCAGCGCCACTACCACCAGCAACGGTGATGACGGCACGGATGTAACGCCTGACCTCATCGCTGTTGATGCGAAGGGTCTCCGTCAGTGCAGTGTTAGCAGTCGTGGTGGTGAAGGCCAGACCAGAAACATCAGCAAATGTGCTGTTGTCTGCAGAGTCTTGGATTTTCACGGCGTATGTGATGCCAGAGCCACCGGCTTCAGCATCTAGAACGGCAATGATGTCGCCCTCGTAATCGACGAGATCGACGCCAGTGCGGTTGGCACTTGCAGTAACCACATCACTTGCCGAGAGCGACAAGAGCGTGGTTTTAGTGCCGAGATTTTGGACGGTCATGATTGTTTAGCCCTCCGGCGTGAAGTGGTTTTCGGTTTTGCCTCTGCCTTAGGCGTTGGCGTTTCCTCAGGCTGCACGGGCTCCACATAAGGAACAGCTGCAGCTTGACCTAGCAGGATCGCTGCATCCGTAAGGGAAGCCTCGACGACTTCCCCAATACGGACGATTTGACCCGCAAGAGTTACCTGTTTACGGATCTCGATCTTCATGATCAGAGGGTGTTGTTACCGCGTGAGAAGCTCGCGCCGTGGCGGGCTGCGATGTCCACATCCTGCAGAGCAACCACGCGGACGGTGCCGGAGGTGCTGCCAGTGAAGGGATCAACCATCAGATCCAGACCAGAGAAGTAAGCAATGATCAGGTCGGAGAAGTTACCGAACCACAGGTCGTTGCTTGCAACTTGGTTAGAGATCACAGCGCGATAGCCGTTGACCTCACCGCCTTGAAGGATGAACTGACCGGAGCCAGAATCCTTGGTGGCAGTCTTAAGGCTGCCAGCCATTGCTGCGTTCATCACATAGACGGGAGAACCCAGCAGAGCGTTAGCGCCAGACACGTCGCTCTCCAGAGCCACAACCTCAGCGAAGGTCGGGGTGTTAGCAGCGAAATCCTCGGTCAGAACGCCAGTGGTGTCCTTCAGGCCCAGGGGCTGGTTGGATGAGCCGGAGCCATACAGACCGACGCGGTCGATCTCAAGAGCCAGCACACGAGCGAGGTCAGTGCGCACCATGTTCTCCACGTCAATGGAGGACTGGATCATCAGCTTGCGGCTGAAGTCGGTGAAAGCACCGCAGGTCTTAGGAGTCAGAGCGACCTGATCGATGGTCTGCTGGGACTCGGTAGGTGAACCGGACTCAGCAACCCAGTACGCGGTCGCAGCTCCACTCTGCCTCGGGATGTTGACGTTGCCAGAAAGGCCAGTCAGCACGGTTGCGCCAGCTTGATCCAGAGCGGAAGCGTTCCGCAGCAGGTCAATGAAGTTGGCGGAATCCAGCTCAGTCTCGACCAAGTTGCCACCAGCGGAAGCGGTGCCGACGTTCAGGTCGCGACGCATCACATCCACGGGGATGGTGATGCCACGGGAAGCGCGGCCGAGCTTGTCAGCAGCTGCTTCAGATGCTTCGATCTCGAACGCAGCAGCCTCACGGGCGGCGCGATCGGTCGGATTGGCCAGGTAGTTGATGGCACGCAGGAAGGAGAAGCTGCGGCTTTCCTTCTCGGTGAGGCCAATTTCAGCGGCCTTCATGTTGACGGGCTCCTCTTTGACGTTGAGTTTTTCAAGCACAGCAGCGCGTGCTTCATTGATCGAACGGCCAGACTCGACGAGCTGACGGCCCAGATCTTCCATGCCGTGCTTGTTGCACAGGCTGGTCACTTCAGCAATGCGGGAACGCTCAGCCTCAACGGCCTCGGCCCGCACCACTTCCATGTCAGGGGTGGTGTTTTCCATTTCAGGAACAGGTGGTGTGGTTATTGCTGCCGAGGCAGCGGTTTCGGGTTCGGAGTCCGATAAGGAGCGACCAAATCCCACGCTGGCATCAGCGGGAATTGCAACGGCCGAGACCTCCGTAGGGGTCCAAGAGGTAGCGACAAAATCGCCGCCACTCCTCTCCTCCATCTTTTCGATGGCGTAGCCAAAGCTGACGTTTCGGATGATTCCGTCCCTTACGTCGCGCAAGACTTCCTGCGCGAACTCGTTGCGGCTGAACCGCACACGCGCATAGCCGCGACGTTTTTCGTCGTCGATATACGCGCGCTCCACAACTCCAATCACGCGATCAGGGTTGTGGTTGAACAACAGCGGAGCGCCGTCATTCAGGCGACTGAGATCAGCAGCGCCTTTTTCGTGGCTGAGAATTTCATTTCCGTAATACCGAGCCACAGGCTGCTCAGAAGAAAACGGAAAGTCATAAATGCGTTCTTCGACCTCATCAAATGCAGTGTTTTCACTGCGTTTGTAGGTTTTGCCCTCAAGCCAACGCAACGCCGCAATCTTGGTCAGCGTTGAGAAGCGATGGCCAACCTGCACATCTGTTTCTTCCCAGCCGTCATCACCTTCGCGATAAACAGTGATCAGGGCTGCGGGATCGTCCTCATCACCGTTAATGGTGAACTCTGAGTCAGGGACGTTGATCGAACCATCGCGTTCAATGCGGTCGATCTTGCCTTGTGCCGTGCCTCCACTTGCACTCCAACGCACAAAATCGCCAACCCGCAAATCACCAGGCTCGGCCCTATCCGTGTCCATGCTTCTATCACGAATTTCTTTGATTCTATCTGCTTTGCCGCTACTCCACCTCATTCCAGCGTCTCCACCCCAGGCTGCCCATGCAACTCTGCCGGGTGACGGATAGCCATCCTCTCCAGGAGAAAAACCCTCGGCTTGTTTGTCTACTTTGTGGCGTGCGAAAAACGAGTTCATCTGCAGAACTGTGTCTGCGCTTAGTTCGTTACCGCTAAGAATCTGCGCGGCTCTGCGTGCTGCAACTTCAGTGCCGCCCGCTTCGCCGTCAGCTTTCCAGTCGCGATAACGCTGCGCCTCTTCCTTCATGCCTGACGTAGGCGTCAGGTCAATCTCAACGCCTTCAATCGTCGCCATCTTCCTGCACCTCCTCCTCATCAGATACCGGCGGCTCAGTGTCATCGAATGCCGGGACTGCACCCATTCCTAAGCCAGGCTGAACACCACCGCCACCGTTGACCTCGCTCGGATCGGTGTCCGTGATGATGTTCTTCTCGTCCAGCATCGCCAACTCGGCCTGGCGCATCGTCAGAACCTCTTCAATGTCACCGCCTTGCTCGCTGATGACTTGACCAAGAGTCTTGAAGCCGCTGCGCACTGCTGACTTGTAAGCCGCAACCTCTTTCTGCGGATCAACCCATTCCCAGCTGCGCGGCACCCACTTGCTTGCGCGATAACGATCAGGATCTGTTTCGTAACCCGGCAGGCTCAGCGTTCCGCTCAGCACCGCCATGTCCATCCACTTCTCAAACACGATTTGGTGGAAGTTTTCGATGAAATAACGCTGCAGACACTTGTATGTGTCCCGCTCCTCAAGCAGGCTCAGGCGGCTGCTGCTGTAGTTCGATTGGCTGTAGTTCTTGCTGATGCTTTCAAAGCTCACCCCGATGCCAGCGGCTGCAGCACGCAACATTGAACGCGTAAATGCTTCAAGCTGGCCATCAGGCGCGTCCAGCTGCGGCACTTCTACGCTCTGGCCGGGGTCCAGGTATTTGAAGACGCCAGGCTGAAAGTCTGTAACGCGCTCACCATCAACAACGTCATCACCGACCAGTTCACCCTCAGGGCTGGTGATAAATCCCATCAATGCACTGCTAGCGCGAGCACGCACCAGCTCAGCGTTCTCATAGCCATCCAGCATGTGCAGACGTTGCAACGCTGAGGCGAACCAAGTGACACCGCGCGTCTGACTTGGGCGCTCAGGGATAAACAGATGGATGACATCCTCTGCATTTACGCGAATGCGGCGCGCAGTACGCACATTGCCGGCGTAAACATCGCCGGGATGGTTGGCATAGAAGTTGTAGGCAATCGGGCGCAGGTACTCATCCCGCTCAATGCCCATGCGGACGGTCTTGCCGTCCTTTGCAGCCTGGACATCATCATCAATCAGATAATCCGACTCCAGAACCTGCAGCGCGAACGGAATCCCGCTGTCGCCAAAAGGTCGGCGGATAATCCTGATAAACACCTCACCAGACTCAGCCAAGCTGCGACACAGCAGCCGCTCCATGTCATAGAAGCTGAGCAGACCGCTCACATCGCAGCGGGTCTTATGGCTCCAGCGTTGCCAAGCTTGATGAATGCGGGCATTGGTTGCCTCGTCCATCCGCCCGCCACGTTGCATCCGCACCTGTGACTGGTGATAGATGCCATGGCCGATCACATTGTTGGTGATTGACCTCAGAGCCTGTTTTGCATAGTCGTTGTCCCTGCAAAGCTGCCGCGCGCGGTTGCGCAGCATCTTGTAGCTGGACTTGATCTCGCTGTCTGCACTGGTGCCACTCGTCACCCAGTCAGCAGTCAGCCGGCTAACCCTTGCGCCTGCATAACTACGGCGGCGCTGAGGCCGCTCACGCCTAAACAGTTCGCGGAATGCAGATCGAACGCCCATCAGAATCTCACGAACAAGTTGTGGGGATTGCCCTGGCCATTGCGAATCAGATCAGCTGTCTGCTCACGCTTAACCTCGGCCTTCAGTTTAGTTTCCAAGGCCAACAAATCTGCCAATTCATATTTCTGCAGATTGCGCCCTGCGATTGAATAACTCTTGACGGCACCGCCATCAAGAATGGTGCGGATTGCAGCCTGGACCTGATCAAGATCAACTTGCGCACGGCTACGGCCATCAAACGCACCAGGGTCGCCCGTGTAGGCAAGGCTGGCGATGGACTTGAACTGACCCTCACCCGCTAAATACTGCGTTGAGCCGCTAACGGCAACCAGCTGAAAATACCAAGTGCCAGCGACCCAGTCAGTAGTCGTTGATGACGGGATTGTGATTCGCCAGCCGTCACCCTGATTGGTTCCAGTTACTGCTGCACCTTTGCTGGCTGTATTTGTTCGCCCGTACCAAGTCAGCGTGTAGCTGTTGTCAATCGTTGTGCCAATGCTGTTGGCAAAAGACGGCACATCAAAAATTACGGTGTCGCCGATCCTGATTTCAGCCGGATGTTTAATCACCAGTTGTTCACGAACGACGGCGCCGCAACCGCTTTACGCGGTGCTTCCTTCGATCTTAGCGGCTGCTCCAAACGCTTTTCCAACTGATCCCAAATTGTCCTGCGGTCAAATTTGCGATACAGCAGCTGCAAACAGGCATAGGCATAAATCAACGTGTCCCAGCTTTCGTTCCTTGCTCCGCCCTTTTTGACCCATATCCGCTCAGGGAATCCGTTTCTAAATTTGATCGCTTGCTTCTCAGCCGTGAGCATCTTGAAATACTCCTCGCCTGTTGTGGCGTGAAAGTGCAAATAACCTTCGCCTAGCTCGGTGTACTTCAACCGGCCCGCCATCGTGTTCTTGATGGCATGAACGCCAACAGGGAACAACGTCGCACCCTTTTTGATCGTCTTGCCTCGTGAGTTGATGTCAACCTTTGTGGCCTTGCCAATTGGCTGCTTGTCTCGCTGGCTCTGACCCTTGATGGCAATAACGCCATTTGCCCTGCGCTCTCGCGCGTATTGATAAACCTCGCTCGTTGCAAAACCACCGCTGTCAACTGCGATGAAGTCAGCCTTCAAGCTGCCACCCAGCTCATGCGGCCACTTGCGCGTCACGAACTCGTCTAGCCGTTTCCACACCTCAGAACGTGTCGGGTCTCCTGCGATCTCGATGTACTGAATCAGCCAACCCTCTTCCTTACGGCCCCAGCCCCAAACGCTGATTGCCAATCTTTCCCCAAGCGTTCCGCCACCACCCTGCACGTCAACGCCGATCGTGACGGTTAAGACACCAGCAGGCAGAACACCCTCCTCATAGTCCTCGCACCGCTCAACCAGCGCCTCAGCACTCATCGCGCTGCTGTAATCGTCAGACCACGTTTGTCCCAGCGTGGTGTTGATCCACACCCGCAACGCCTCAGGGTTTGACTTGGCCTCAAGAAACTCAGCGACAAGATCAGCCCATCTCGCGTTGGGGCTGTAGCTGTACGCCGCCCAGATGTGGAACCCTGCGTGCTTACCGTTACCCGGCGCTGTAGCCCGCCACTCACCACGCTCAACCATCCACCGTTTCTTGCTGTGCGGGATCAGAACGCCGCAACCCTTGCACGCATAGGCAGCGGTCTCAGGATCGTTGTTGATCCACTTGATGTTCTCCCACTCCAGCACCTGCATCTCGCCGCACTCTGGACAAGGCACGAAATACTTGCGCTGATCTGACTCCTCGTACATCCGCTCAATGCGGCTGAAGTCCTTCACCGTCGGCGTGCTGCCGGCAATGATTTTGCGGTTCCAGTAATACTCAGTCCGCTTGATGCCCAGCTTGATCTGATCACCCTCAGATCCTGCTGATGCTGGATAACCGTCAACCTCATCAAACAACACAACCCTTCTGCTCACACGCCTAAATCCACGCGGCGAGTTAGCCCCCACGAGCGACAACGTGCCGCCGGGAAAATTCTTCTGCAGAATTGTGTTGCTTCCGTCCTTTGCTTTCGACTCACTCACCAAGCCAGTCAGACAAGGCGTGTCCCGCAACATCGGGGCAATCTCTTCCTTCGAGTAGCCCTGCGCGTCCTCAACAGTCGGCTGCACAACCATGATCGGACAAGCGTCCTGATGGACGTGATAACCAATCGCGTGGTTGATCATCTTGGTGTAACCAACACGCGCTGACTTCATCACCGTGATCTGCTCCACAGCCGGGTCAGTCACCGCGTCCATCATTCCTTTCTGATACGGCAGCGTGTGCCACCGGCCAGCTTCCGCACTCGACTCAGCAGACAAGAACGCATAACGATCAGCCCACTCGCTCAGCGTCAGCTTCTCCGGCGGACGGAACGCCTCCAAAGCTCCACGCATCAGCTCAGCAATGTCAGCCATCAGCCAAGTCCTCCAGGGCCTCGCGCACAATCTCCTCAAGCGCCACGAACGCATCCGCAGGGATCTCCGGTATGCGCTGTTTAGCTTTCGACGGAACCGCCATCATCTTGGTCCGCGTTATCGCAACTAAGTCACCCCAAGTTTTTGACACCTCATCAGCACGCACAAGCTCGCCTTCCTTCTCTGCGCGCTCCAACTCCATCAGCTCAGCCTTCAGCCACTCAGTCCGTGCGCGGCTTTCGTTGTAATCCGGCAGATCTTCAGCAGCTCTAGAGACTTTTCCTACATCCACAACACCCCCAGGCTTAGGAACCCGTGAGTTGACATTGCGCATCCGGCTCCGCGCATTGCCCCACTGTTCTCTCAACGTCTCCCCGTCAATCCATTCCTTGCCATCACGCTGAACCGGAACGATTCGGCCCTTCTTTATCGCGTGGGTGATAGCAGCTGGGCTAACTCCTAAAACTGTCGCTGCCTCGCTCTTACTAATCAGCATTCCGCTTTAGCGGCTTTTAACTTAAGTAAAATAAGACTAAAACACTTAAAAGAAAGGGCTAGCTGTGTCCGCCAAACCCTTTACAAATACTGGTACTTGTACCTAGCCAAACATCGAGCCTTCGGATGACCA